GTTTTACAAAAAATTCCTTTTGGAAAAAGAATTCCATCTTCAGGAAAATTTATATTGATGACATCTCCAGATGGTACATCTGCCTGAAATAAAGTTGCTCCTGTATTTGATGTAGTTGTAAGTTCTAAAGTTCCAGCTCCTGTGCCATCAGAGGCAATAATAATACCTCTTAATCTTACTGGTGGTTCAATAATCGCAGTTGCCCCTGCTGCTGCTGTTGATCTTGTTGCTTGAATATCGCTTTTGTATCCCATTATAAATCCTATTATAAACTCTTAATGTAGGGGCGTAAAGACTACGCCCCCACAGTTTATTTATTACGCTCCTGGAGAACCAAAGATAGTTCTAGGGTCAGAGAAGCCGAAGCTGTATCTTTCTCTAGCTTTAAATCTTACGTTTCCAGTGTCGAAATCACCTTCAATCGCTGTTTTAATTGGCGATCTTACAAAGTGTTTCAAACCGTTTGGCGCATCAGTCAAAATGAAGAATGCATCAGTATCAGTCAAGAAGTGGTTTACTCTGTACCCTTCTGGAATCATACCCATGTTCATCACTGCATTGATGTCGTTTTTAGCAAACGCATTTGAACCACCTGGAGTTGTTGATAAAGGTGATCTCATGATTCTCTCAGCAGTAAATTGTAACTCTTTTGGAATTATCAATTTTCTACCTTGTAGAGCGATCTTCAATCCTCTTTCATCAACAAACGCTGCGATGTCAATTAGCGATTGTTCTAACGATGTTTCTGACAAATCAGCTGCAGTAGAAAGTTCATTTCTGAAAGTTCCACCATTAGCAAGCGGGTGATCTGTAGTCATAAGTGCTTTACCGTCTCCACCAGTGAAGTTAGCGTCAAAGCCATTATTTAAAATGTTTGCTGCTGTGATTTGTTTTGATTGCGCCATTGATCTTGCAAGAGCTCTTGTGTATCTGCCAGCTAACCTGTCGTATAAATTATCTTCAATAGCCTCTTCAGTTATAGCAAAACCTAATGCTACAGTATTATGAGTGTATCTTGAAGTATACGCTTCAGTTGCTTGATCCATAGTGACCATAGCACCTTCTGCTTTTGTAGCAGCAGTGCCAAAGCCAGATAACATTACTTCTTCCTCAAACGCTCTGTCTGAAGTTTCAGTAACAAAGATCTCTGCATGTTCATTGTCGTATCTGTTGTATTCCAGGCCAAATAGTGCATTTAAACCTGGCTCTAGTTCTTTTACTAGTTGTGATCTTGATATAGCCATAAATTATATACTCCTATTATAAGCCTGCGCCTTGATCGTAGAAGTGATTGTTAATTCTAACTAACACATCTACATTAGCGCTTCCAGCTTCGCTATTTTGCGTATCTTGCGAAATATCGATAGCTTGGAGAACCGTACCACTGTTTGTTAAACCTGATACACTGTGGTCCAATTGGACTTGAGATATACCAGTAGCAGTGCTACCTGTTCCGTTTGTTATTGCAAAGTTTTTAAAGATGTCTGCTACTGCAAACGCACCATCAGAATCGATCGAGTAAACCACATTCGGATCGTCAATTACGTTAGCAACGATGTCACTAGCCGCAACTCCTCCAGGATAATGATTTTTAAACGTCGGCTTCTGAGTAGTTGGGTCTGTGTAGAACACTCCGTTAAAAACGCCCACGACTTTATCGGAAGTATTTGCTACTGCTCTTTCGATTCCGCCACCAGTTACAGGTTTTACCAAGTCACCTTGGAATATTGCTGTAGCATAGCCACTTGCAATTCTGTATCTGTTTTGTGCGTTTATAAATGGAGAGCCATCTAACTTTCTTACAGGTCTTAACCCGTATTTTTCAGCTACATTAGCCATAGTTGTTTTCTCCTTTTATTGTTACATTTTTTTTGGAGTGAATATTCCCAAATAATTAGGATTTACTTCCACCACCAAAAGTTACGCGAGATTGTCTATTAATATTCATAGGCATCTCAGGTCGTTGTTCCTTCATGACATCGTTATCTACCGCGTCTATCCTGTCTTGAGTAATTCTTTTGAAATACTCCGCACGGCTCTTAACAATTTCTTCAGGTATCCTTCCCAACACAAGGCCAGCAACCCCGATCAAACCTGCGTAAGTTCCCTCAGTGATAGTAGGGTAAGAGTGATCACCTAATTTATTTTTTATTTCTTCGGCTCTCACAAATTCCCAACCCTCTCTCATTTTTTTAGATACATTAGCTGTATCTTGGTAACCCATACTTTCGGTTCTTATCCATCTATGAACAAAACCGTCTGGCGCAGGTGGTGCATCCAGAGATGATGGTGGCGTCCAAACTTTTTTTCTTTCGTTTTTAACTTCGTCTGACGCGCGTGAAGTTCTATTTATTTCATCGCTCATACTATTGTACCTCCTTCACGTATTTAGCGTATTCTTCTAGTGGCACCCCTAATTTTTTGGCAATAGCCACCTGTGATTTGGTGAGTCTCACAGTTCTGCGTCCTTGTTGTTTTCTTCCTGCGGAAGCAACGGTTTGGACGGGTTTCCGTTGTATCTCATTTTCAGATTGCACAAATTTATGAGGAAAATTTTCTCTCATACGTTTGTCAACTTCATTATAGTACTCATCACTTTCTACATCAATACCCATACCCACTAGATCTTCGTGTATGGTAAATGCAGCATTAGTCATGATTCTATCATTACCAAACCAAGTGTTTTCAGCAGCCCAACCTCTAGCTTTTTCACTAGCCTGTGGCGGTTGTTGTACTTGTTGCTGTTCCTCTGGTTTTTGAGATTTTTGTTCTTCGAGAGTTTTTAATCTTTGCTCTCTATCTGCCATTTTGATTCTAGCTTTTTCCTTTTCGACTGTAAGTCTGGTAAGCTCATCATTGGCTTCCATGATTTTTTCTGCATCATTGGATTCAATGGCATCTTTAAGTTTGATTTTGACTTGTTCTCTTTGAGAATCAACTCTTGCATCAAACTCTTTCAAATATTGTTCATCAGCTGAATCGTACTTCTTTTCTGAATCTGAATATTTTTTTTGAAGACTTTTCGCATAATCTAAAGCAGCTTTTTCTCTTCTTTCTGCCTCACGATATCTTCGAGTTAATTTATCGATTCTTTTTTGAACACCATCAGAAAATTCTTGTAGATTGTTTTCTTTTGGTTCTTCATGTCTTTTTTCAATATCAGAAGTTTCTTCTTGTATTTCTTCAACTTCTGGTTTTTCTTCAGATTTAGAATCAAATGTTTGATAACCTAAATCAACTTCTCCCTTATTAAGATCAGGTGTTTCACTTTGAACTTTTTTCTCTTCGGGAAGTTCAACGGCTTCATCTTTAATACCGTCTGTATCTAATTCAACTTCAGGTTGTACCTTTGGTTGCAGTTCCTCTTTTGACATTTTTTTTCCTCCTAATTAATACAAATGAAGAATATCTTCTGGTTGATTGATAGTGGCGATAATCTCGTCATCGTTCAAAATACGGTGCTCACCATATTTTGTTTTAAATCTAGATCCAGCGTATCTTCCATAAATTACAAACTGACCCTCTTTACACCAAGCCCCGTTTGGAAATTTGGTTTTATCTTTGTAACAAAGATCACCTAAAGCTACGACTAACCCAACAACAGTTGTCATTTGAATTGTTTCACTTGCAGTGTCTGTTAAAATAATTCCCCCTTTTGTTTTTTTGGGACCTGCGTAAGGTCTTACTAACATTCTATAACCAACAGGTTTTGGAATTAATTTAAGATACTTTTTAATACCCTCTGGATCTGTAGGTATTTCCATCTCCTTCGATTCTGGAGGTGGTTGTCTTGAATTTGATACTCCTACTAAAGTTGTATCAGGTGTCACTATTGACTTCATCGATATTCTCCGTTTTGTTCTGCAGGTCTTTTAGATCCTGTAGCAATGCTTCAAGCGCATTGAGTCTGCCTCTAGAATACTGCAGTTTATCGATTGTGTCTACATGGTACACCAAATCATCTTTTACTCTGTCAATTTGTTTTTTTATAAATTGTCTAATGATTTGAAGTGTATCTAAATCAAGATTCATTAAGGATTTATAACTTAGTAAATATAAGATGCAACTATTTCTTACCCTTGAAGATCTGGGTGCCTTTTATACCATAAACGCTCGCCACGACAAGAATCCACAAATTTGTGAACCAGGACGGAAGCTGTGAGAAATATTCAAAAAAAAGTTTGACTTTATCCATGGAACTTGGATCATCACTTAGAACTGCCCAAGCTAACACCAAAACAGGCGCAGAAAGAATTATTAAAATAAATTCGTCCTTATAATCTGATTGTCTTGCTTCAAGAAGCTTGCCTTGATAAGCTTCTTCTCCTGCTGCCATTTTTTGTGCATGCATAAGTTGAGCATCTGACATTGCTTGTTTTGTCTTCTGACGGTTGGAGTAAATATGTGCTCCTGTTTTTACTGCCATTCCTAATAGATTGAACCATGCCATAATAATTATCAACTCTCCTTTTTCCTAGATAAGGTATCATTAAATGGATTATTTTTAAAGCCTCTACCCCTGTTACTTTATACCTAAAAAGCTTTTTATAGTTTTTCTTTCGAGGTTTTGTTTCATAAACGCTTCCTTTTTTAAAAAATTTATAAAACTTTTGAATAATATCATAATCCGACATGGTTATTGAGCATTCGATATTATTTGTTTTGTTAATACCTTTACTATAGTATCCAAAACTACCCTCTCCCTCAAATATTCCGCTTAAAAAAATTAATTTTTCTTTTGGTGTAAAAAAAGACCACATTTTTATAATAAATCTTTAATGTAATCTTTTCCTTTTTTTATTTCAACTTCACCCCCAATGGACAATTTACCTGGAATTGATTTTGGCCCCATATCCTCTTCTCTGAGTTGTCTTAAAACTTCACTTACTCTTGATTCAAATGCCATATCAACGCCCATTTCATTCATAAGCTCATCAAATCTTTTTTGCTTATCAGGGCGATTAGATAAATATTTTTTTGCTGTATCACTTGGCATTATTTTAATCCTATAAATTTAAATCCTTTTACTTGGATGTTATTATTACCTGGATATAAATTTTTGTATGAACTTTCTCTGTGTGGACATCCAATACCACCTTCATTAAATTTTACTGGTGGTACATTTGAATTAGGTCCTTTTTTAGGTGGTGGTCCTGATTTTTTTCCAATCATAATTATTTTTTATTTGCCTCTAGTTTTTCACGTGCAACAGCTAATCGTTGCTCTGACTGTTCTTCTTGATTTTCTATTTTCATTTTTTCTAAATCTAATTTTTCGTCAAATTGACTTTCTTTAATATCAAAGTCTTGTTGTGATTCCATAGCTTTTCTTTGCATATCCATAGCTTTTAAATCTAATTCTCTTTGTTTAAGTTGAACTAAAGGATCTGGTTTCTGATTACCCATTTCTTGTTGAACAAGTTCAGTTGTAAGTTCAGCAACTCTTTTTGCAACCATACTATCAAATTGTATTTTAAAACCTTGAGGATCTTGTTGTTGCATCATAAGCATATTTGGATTTGATTGCATCATTGCACCTACTTCGCCATGAGCTTTTAATGCAATGTGATCTGATATATGTCCTTGCAACAAACTGTAAACCATTGGATTGATTTGAACCATTCTAGTATTCATAAAAGCAACATGAGAAGCAATATGAGAATCATGATCTTGCTCTGGAAACGCTTTTAACATTTTCATCTGCAAAGCCTTAGCATTTTCAGTAGCTGGATCTTCTGCAACTGGCATTTCAGCAGGTTTTAACAAAGTATCAATTTGTCTAGTGCCTAAAGCTTCGTAAACTCTTCTGTAAGCCTCATGTAAGTTGTGCATTTGTGGATTTGATAGTGCAATTTTTAAATTTTCGTTAGCTAATGTAACTCTTTGTGACATTGAGAAGATATTTGGGTCTGCAACAGGTATTACATCAACTCTATTGTCGAAATCTTGTATTTTAACGGCCCTATCAGCCCCGTAGACAGCGTACGGATAGATTGGGGGTAGGTAATCAGCAAAAACTTTAGATAATAGTCTAAATTCTTGTCTCATAGCATAGTAACAACGCTTATGAATAGCACTCATGACTCTTGAACCACGCTCTAAAAGTGCAATTGTAGTCCCTACAGCTCTATTTTGGCTATCTTCTCCTAATTGCATGTCTGCAATTGCTGCAAAACGCTGCCCTGCTTGTACAACAAAGCCTAAAAGTTGAAATAAAGTGCCACTTGGCTCTTTAAAAGGTAAAATTTGGAACTGATCACGTATATTTCCTCCTGGCGCATCCACATCTCTGAACTCTCCAGGCTGAAAAGGTTGGTCATCGTCACGAATTCTTATACCTCTTGACTTAAATCCAGCAGGTAAATTGGCTAAAGTACCTGCATCAAGTAATTGTCTAAGTGCAGACGTTGCAGATCTTGATAATCCGCCAATCATATGTATTAAACCAAAACCATAAAAACCTAAACCAGGTAAAAATTTGTAATGAACAAAATATTCTTTACGTTTCATAAGTTCATCATCAGGATTATAGTTTCTATAAATTGATAAAACCTGTTGTGACCCTTCATCTATTGTAACTATGTAAGGAACTTTTACATTTTTTTCTGAATCTTCTTTTTCAAACTCATCTAAATTTAAATCAACATGCATTTCGAGAATATTATATTGATATTCTTTTTGACCCGATGGTTTTACACCCTCTAATTCGTTTAATTTATCTTGAATTGGGTTTTTTTCTGCTTGTTTTGGAATCAGTTCAACATCTCTATAAAAACCTGCTTGTTGTTTTTTAAGAACATCGTTCTCCCCCATTTTTACAACATGGGTAATTCTCTCACAATCTTTTAAATCTGTAGCATAGTATGGAACAATTAAATCTTCAGCAGGGACAAACTTAGCGACCGCTCTTTGCATAATTTCATCGTAATAAACTTTTTTAAAAGTAGAGCCTGATAGTGGTAGGTAAAATAATAATTGATCGAATTCTGGAGTATATTCTTCCATCTTTTCCATCAACATGTAGTTCATAAAATCAGAAACCCTTTGTGCTTGATTTTCTGTTTCAGGTGTTCTTGCTCCAACAACCTGTGTACGAACGGGTCCTTCAGATGGTAAAAGTTCTTTATACGCTTGTGCTTGAAATTGAGTGACAGCTTCAGCTAAAAGTGGATGGGTCACGCCACTCGCTCCTTGAAACGGTTTTGTTTGATCTTGATATTTAAATCCTAAAAGTTCTAAACCATTAGTATAAGTTTGTTCCCAATCGGATCTCGAAACTTTATCTTTTTTATAATCTTGAATTAATTGTGAAGATAGACGACCTAGCGTCCGATCATCCATATCCTCAGCCAAGTTTTCAAAAAATGACTCAGATTCTTGCTCAGTCTCCTCAACGACCTCATCATCATTCGGAGTCTCAACTTCAATCTCAGCTTCTTCAGAAATTTCATCCTCAGCAATTTCATTCTGTCTTTCAACTTCAGCCATTAAACTAATTTAGTAGGTTTACTTCTTGCTAATCCGCCGCCTCTTGCTTTAATCATTTTACCAGTTTTAGCACCATCTGCTGGGCCTAATCCAAAACTTGAGTATCCGCTTGATTTACCAATTTTAGGTAAAGTAAAAACTTTTGATTTTGGATTTGTAGTAAAAATTTCATCACCTAAAAAATTTTTAATTTTATTCATTTTACTGATAGGTGTACCTTGTTTTACTCCTTTACTTCCTCTCATGATCGCATCTTGAAATTTAGTTTTTTTTCTAAAGGTTTCACTTAGTTTTGATCCTCTGCCTTTATCAATGTTTGGTGTAACATTACTTGCCATTGTCTTTTTTAAAAGACCTGCACCTAACGTACCAACAATTCCTGCAGCTAAAGCTTTTTTGATTCTTTTATCCATAGAATTTTCTCCTTTTTATAACAGCAGTAATAATATCATGCAAATAGATTTACGACTAGACCACCCTCTTTTCTGTATAATTTGAAAGGAGTTCCTTTCATTTCAGGTGTTATCTTAATTGCAAAAGCGTTGTAATAGTTATCTGGGTCGTTCGCCTCAATAAACTTAATATCTTTTCCCCCTGCTCTATAAGCATTAGCCTCATCTTGTGTTTTAAAAGCAGCAATATGTCTTTCATTAGCTGTACCTTTTAGTTTAAGTTTATCAGCAACTGTTTTAGTATGAATATTTTCTACTATTTTGTAAGGTTTTGAAGGGTCTGATTTTGATATTTTAATCATTCTAGCTTCTGAATTATATTGTTTAGCTAGCTTTTTAAATATTTCAGGAATTTGTGCAGTCATTTGATAATTAGACAGAGTCACGTCACCCTTCTTAATACTTTTATTTTTAATCCCTTTCATGCCTGCTTTACCATCCGCACCACCATAAACATTCCAGTTTCCTTTTGCACCAAAATATTTATCGTTACCACTGCCTCCTAGATTTCTTCCTACATGAACTCTTTCAACAGGGTTAACAGCAACCCATTCAATACCGTCATCTGCTGCTTGCTTTATCAAATTTTTTACAGCATAGTCATTATACTGTGCACGCTCAAGCATTGGTAAATAAGGAGGTAACTCTCTGAATTTTTGATTGTTGATATTAAAAGCATTGACTGTAGTATTTTTTAATTCTTCTATTTCATTATCTAAGGCTCTAACTTTTTTCATATCTTGATTAGTCATTTTTAATTGTTTATCAGTTAACTCTTTCATTTGTTTAACTTTATTTTTAATTAATGAAGTATAGAAAACATATTCTTGTTCTATATTAAACGGGTTTAATCTTTTTTCTACTTTACCAGCATCCTCAATTGATCTACTGTAATCAGATTGAATTTCATCAATCGCGTAAACCTTTTTATTTGGGTTTTCTTGTAAAGATCTCATTCCATATCGATTATGTAATATTTGGTTTTGAAGTTTATCATAATGACCTCCTGTATAATTTAAACCAAATGGTACATCTTTAGGATAATAAACTACATCCTCAAAATATTTTTCACTTCCTCTTTCTCTGTAAGAGAACTCAGCTCCATACTTAGGCATAGAGGCTTGGTTTTTATTAACTTGAACTGCTCTTTCAACATTTCTGTATGCTGAAGCTAGGTCATCTGCTTCTTGTTTAGATATAAGTTCAACTCCTTTTGTTTTTTTTATCTCATCAGAAAATTCATTTAATTTACCTGCACCTATGTTTATTTCTTTTGGTGCATATATATTGGGTTTACCCGTAGCAACTAATTCTTGCATGATAGATTTTTGATTCTTCGCATCTATAATCAAATTATTCAAGTCATCTTTATAAGGTTCTAAGCTTTTATCATTAAGGTTATCAATTTTTTGGATTGCTTGATTTGCTTTCGCGATAAACATGTTAGCAGCTAAATCAGTTTTCTTATCAACATCACCTACATAGAAATGTCTTTTAGTTTTTAAATTAAGTGCAGGCGATTTTTCAATCATAGTCATAAGATCAAATTTACTAACTGGAATATTTTTGTCTTGCGCTACTTTTAAAAAACCACCAACTAGTTTTCCATCTTTATCAAACTTAGCTATATTTGTTTCTTCTAATTCTTCTCTTGTAACATTAGCTCTAATTTTTGTATTAGGAACTTTAAGTGAACCCATTCTTGCATCACTAGATAATTCATTTATCCAATTCTGTGCTTTTAAAGATTTGTTACTAGGATGTTTTGCAAAAAAATCAAAAGCAGCTGATCCAAATCTTGTAGACTTACCACCTACTGATAATGGATTCAAATCAACTCGTGCCTTTATCTGTCTACCAAGTTCATCAAATGTGCTAACAGTCTTTCTTTGAGCCATGGTTGCTTTAGCGGTATCCATCCTTGTAGGAACAATCTCAAGCACCTCATCAACTTTATCCTTTATAGCTGGCACCGTGGGTCGTGATTCGGGATTTCTTGGTATTTTAGTATTGAATACACGCGCAACCCTCCCGAACCCAGGCGCACGATTAAGAAAATAAGCAGCAGCTCCACCGACTGCGCCTAAAGTTGCGAGTCCACCAATACCCGATGGATTATAATTAAAACCATCATCGTCCTTTGCAGGTACGGCAGTAGTAGGCTCTTCTGCTAAAACTTCTTCAATTGTTTTTGATATGTCTGACATTAATCAATTAGATCTTTTATGTAGTCTGATCCTTTACCAATTGTAACTTCTCCACCTAAGTTGAAAACTTTACCCGCAGGTTTTTTACTTTGCGAAGTTCCTGTAATCGATGTTGTAGTATCGATTGTCATTGCTCTCGGTAAATCACTTTCTTTTTGAAATTGTGGTTTATTAATTTTATCACCACTTGGTTTTTTCATTTTTTTGAATTTTTTTGTAATTTTCCTTACGGCATCCATATCAAGCTTTTTTTCATCAGCAAGCTTATAAGTATTTTTTGTACCTGGTTTTGTGTAAGTTTCACTCATAACTTCTCCGTTGATTAGATTAAATCTTTTATGTAATCTCCACCCTTACCAACTGTAACTTCTCCGCCTAATTTTAATTTTGCTTCTCCAGTTTTTTTCTCTAAAGGATTGTCGATTTCTTCCATAACGTTTGTTGAGCTTTCAGGAACAGCAGAAGATTTCTTTTTTCCTTTAAGAATTCTTCCTGCCATAGCTATTGGTGATAAAAATTCAATTCCTTTTGCACCACTTTCTTTTGCTTTTTTGAAAACTTCAACTCCTAAACCCATAAAAGCTTTTACAGGTTTTTTATTTTGATGATTTTTCATTACTTCTCCTAATAATATTTGTATTCTTTTGGACTTGGATAATCATACATATCCTCTTTCCAATCTGATAATAACTCAATAAAGTTCCCTTGTCTGTACC